ACCTTAGCAACAAAGTCTCCAAAGTATTCACTGTATCCATTGGCTACGTCGATACAAATGTATTTGATATCAACAAAAACAAAAAGTAATTGTTGTAATCGTTCCCAATCTGTATCACTAATACCTGTGCTAATTGCTGTGTAGTTAACATCTAAATCTCTGTAAAACGTATTCCAATCATCAATATTATAGCTTTTAACTAAACAAGTGAATAATGGAAAACCACGAAGTACAGCGGCCATTGCAACAGTACCAACACCATCCATGTTAGCAGCCATAATGGGCACACCACTAAATGTAGCACCACTATGCTTGAATACATAATTGCGATTTAAGTCTACATCGTTACGTGAACGCAATGCACTACGCTTGGGAACAAACAGAACATCCTTAAAGTCTAATTTAACTTCATCAACGATTCGCATAGGTCCGCTTCTCTAATTTAAGACTACGATAAATCTCTTGTACACCTTGTGCTTGGCTAATACAATCTTCTAGGGCATTGTGTAAACCAGCTTTGCCTTTTTCTCTAGGATCTCCGTGTACACCAAATAATGTGCGACTATCACGTATTTGCCAGAATTGCCAAGGGGTGGGCCAACCACACTGGCGATAAATGTTTTCTAAGATAACAATGTCAAATGCCGGGCCTTGACACCAGATGTTTTCGACGCCCACTGTAAATCTGTTTAATTGTTTATACATTGACTCTAGGCTTATACGATCGTGTTCGCCTAGGGCCTCTTCACGTACATCGTCTGCTTGTCTACTCCACCATTCTAACGTGTCTTGTTGTATTTCGCGACCAAGTGCTAACTGTTCATCAACATCAATGCGGAAGTACAAACTGTCACCAAATGACCCTGGCGTATATTCATCGAATTTCACAGCACCAAGGGTAAGGATGGCACAGTCTGGGCGGGTACCTAAGGATTCTAAATCGAGCATAATTGAGGACATATTGTTATTATACGCTAATGCTGTTTTTATGTCAAATTATTTGAATAAACGGATAAATATTGGTGTAGTTCGCGATATGGGGATATCCAACTACTCTAATGCTAGAAGGAGCATCAGCAATGATATTTATTAAACAACAAACCTATGCCTTTGTTTACAAGTGGACAGAATTATCTACAGGTAAATGGTATATCGGTTCACGCACTCGCAACGGGTCTCACCCAAATGATGGGTATATCTGCTCGAGTAAAATTGTTAAACCACTGATACTAGAAAATAGAGACAACTGGGCAAGAGAGATATTATGTATTGGCTATCCAAAAGATATGCGTAAGTTAGAAGATGCATATTTGGTATTGTTAAATGCCAAACACGATCCAATGAGTTATAATATGAGTGATGGTACTTTCTCTACTACCGGTAAGGAACCTTGGAATAAAGGGTTAATTCTCGAGGGCGAAAAATACAAAGGCGGCAGAAAAAATAAAGGTAAACAACCACGGCTCGGAACTACATATTCTGAAGAAAGCAAAAAGAAAATGAGTTTAGCCAAGAAAGGTAGACCGGGACCAAAACAATCGGAAGAAACTAAATTTAAAAAATCTAAAGCAAATTCTGGAAAACGTTGGGTACATAATATTTCTCTAAGAGAAAGAAAATATGTTTCGCCTGTTGAGTTTAATCTATTATGTTGTAGTGGCTGGACGTTGGGATTGGGCCCAAGGACTCTTTAATCAAGACTTTTTTGTCAATAACTTTTGGGATTCAGCGGCCACTACACGACTGCGTAGGCCCGAACTGGAGAATGAGTGATCACGACCATTGAAGATATGTTCTATACCGCGACTATATCCTTCACGTTTGCCGGTAAACTCTTTGGCTTCATACTCAACGCCCAAAACACGAATATCAATTGGGAGAATAAGTAGCAAGTCAATTAAGTCTTGTTCTGTTTGATATACAACAACTTCGTCTACATAACGGCAAGCAGCCAATTGGATTTGCCGTTCTACAATGCTTTGCACAGGACTGTTTTTAGTGTCAGGGCGGTCTATAGTTGGATCGGTTTGTAAGCCAGCTATTAAGTAATCACAATGGTTCTTTGCTTCAGCAAGCATAGCAATATGTCCTGCGTGTAGCATATCGAAGGTACTAAAAGTAATGCCAATCTTCTTGCCATCATCTTTGAGTTTTCTAATATGATTAAAAATCATTTATCTTGTTCTATTTTTACTTGTAGTGGGAAGCCGTGATTGCGAGCAAGTAGTGTAACTTCAATACCTTTTTGTTCAGCCATTTCAAACGGCATAACTGCTACCACAGCACTTCCTTCTTCGTGTACTTTCATTGTAAGTGAAAATGCAGCACCTTCGTCATAATTAAAAATAACTTTAAGGGTTTCAATGACAAATTCTTGAGTTGTTTGTTCATCGTTGATATACACCACACGATATTGTGGTGGTTCGGAGATGTTCAACTTAGGATCAATTCGTTGACGTACAATTGCATCTGATTTAGTTTTTGACATTGTTTCGCTCATAATATTAGTTGAAAGGGGAAAATGTTCCTTCCCCTTTATTATACAGCCTTGTTACTTATTTTGCAAATGTAATTGCAATTTTTTTAACCTTTTGTTCTTCAGGAACAATATGCTCTAGAGCAATGGTTAAAATACCATTCTTGATAGTAGCACCTTTAACTTCGGTGTTATCAGCCAGACGGAATGTACGCTCAAAGTTACGAGTTGACAGACCTTTGTGTAGATATTCAACTTCTTCTTCTCGTTTAGCTTGTTCGCCACGTACTGTAAGTACACTATCTTTTAACTCAATGTTGATTTCGTCTTCAGCAAAACCTGCAACCGCAATTTCGATTACGTGGTGTACATCGTCTAAACGAATAACATTGTGTGGGGGATAGTTATCGGATTTGTTGTTTGCAAAGCCGCGATTCAGTTCTTCAAAAATACGATCGAAGCCAATGGCATTACGATGAATTTGATTAACGAATGTAGGTAAATCAAGGGTGTGGATTTGTAATTGTGTCATTTTATTCTCCTTTTAGCAAGAATGACTGTAAAATGTAGACCCGACTATCGGCATCTACAAATATATTTATACACGATTTTAGTGAATTAGTACAGTTTTTTAGGTAGCGATTCAGAAGCTAACTTTTTGCGCCAACGGTTCTTGGCCGCTGCTTTAGCTTTTTTACGTGCTGTAGTAGGTTTCTCGTAGGTTTCGCGTTCTTTAAGTTCACGAAGTAAGCCTGATTCCAACACTTTCTTTTTGAATTTACGTAGAGCTTTTTCTACAGGTTCGTTTTCACGTAAGGTAACTGTGTTACCTTTACACATAGTTGCTACATTGTCTTTTTGATAATATGCCATAAGTTTATTTATTGAAGTATTCCATTGGGTCGTTTTTATCTGCGTATATAACGATATCTGCTTTTGATGCCACTCGATTAAACCAGGCCTGATCTGCCAGGTTGTTATTGTAAAAATATATATTATAAGGGCGGCCAGTAGTTTTGACCGTTTCTGTCAAGGTCGCTAATTGCTCGTCGGTAGCATTAATAACTAATATGTTTTCTATATAGTCCGGGGCAGTGATAAAGTTACTATGCATTACGTTCCAAATACTGGCTAATTTGCTCGCGCTCTACGTCACTTAGTGATTCAACGTCGAAGTTACCAGAGTCAATTTGATCGATTAAGTGTTTAATATACATTTCGTTATAAGCATACACGTCTGTAGCTTTTTTGTCAACCTCTATCCACTTCTTATCGTTGAACTTATATAACCGATTTGGCAAAAAGTCAGTTCTTAGGAATAGATCGCCACGTTCTGGGCTGTTGGGAAACTCATTGCCAAAACCCGAGTTGCTGGCTTTACCCAATGGTTCTGCGTTGTCGGCTTCGGCTAATAAATGGGTATTCATTACTCCACGGTTACGACCGGGAGAAGCTTCACGTAGCACATCCAACTCGTTTTCACTGGCCGGATTAACCGGCTCAACAGGCTCAACCGGTGTTTCTTCGGCCACGAGTTCTGGAGCAGGAATTTGGCCAGTTTGGATTTGGAAATTATGGAACTCTTCTTCGGTTATGTCTTTAACTTCCAATGGTGTACTGTAGTCTGGCTCACCTGTTTCGGGATTTGTGGCAAACTTATATATCTTACCAGAGAATGGTATGGGTGCTGGTGCTACCGGCTCCGGAGCAACAGGAACAAAATCACCTAAGTCAACGTTATCGTCACGAACCAAATCTGCCAATACTTTATTTTCAAATGCGTGATCATCATTGACTGCTGGTTGTGTATAACTTGCTGTCATTGGCATACTAGGTTGTAAGCCCTGACCACGAAATGGATATTCTTCTACAAGATCCAATTCTTTAGGTGTATCTTCTGATAACTCTTCTTCGGGCTCACCTTCGACATCCAGTGGGTAAAACTCTACGGGCTGTGTGTCAAATACCGGCAAGTCTTCTTGTTCACCCGAGTCAACAGGCTCGGCGGGGTCTTTATTTTTATCCCAGAATCTAGCACGTTTCTTAGCGTGGGCAAACCATTCTTTAATTTGATTTTCTTGAATTGGTTCTTGTTCAACTATCAATGCTGGATTTTTCAACCAACCAAATGACATTTGGCTAGCAAGCAACATAATAACCGCAAGTGGATCAAATACAACAACAATCAAGATAATGATCCAAGTTACTGCTCGTTCAAGCATACTTGCGTCCGGGGCCACACCGTAGATAAAGGCGGCAATGTATTTAATTGGTCCAACTTCTGCGTCAACCTTGCGTACTTCGGCACGGATAGGTGCGGCTTCGTCATTGAGCTTACTAATAGTCTTTTGGTTGGCTTCAATGTCTCGGGCAATAGCGGCACGATCCTTTAACTGATTCCTACGGATAGCAACTGCCTTGTCTGCTCCCTTTTCATCCGAGCTACGGCCCATTACTTGATCAACAGCGTCATCCATTTGACGTAGTTGCTTACGGTTGGCTTCAACGTTGTCTCTGGCTGTTTTAATCTTTTCATCGTAAATGGCAATTCTGGATTGTACGTCACCAGATACTAAGTTTTGGTCATTGTGTGCTTTGCTCAAGAATCCAAAGATACCCATTGACGTAATCAGCATCAGCACAATTACAGCAATAACCATATAGGTTTTCATTAATATTGGAACACGGGTCCAGTGTTGTTTGATCCAAGTAGCACAAACAAGTTTGGCTACTTCCAGGCTTACACCCATAATCATAATAGGTACTGCCGCGGCGGAGAAGATTGCTGTGAGCCCAACTACTGAATAGTAGATGGCAACAGAACTAATGGTTAAACCGGTTAAGAGTAATAAGTATGCAAGTATCATAGTCAGTATTTATTGAGTTTTAGCTCGTTAATAATACTACAATAAATGGATTTTGTCAAGCTGATTGGATTAATTCATTGCCTGCCAACCGGAGGCGGTGTAGACCATTGCTTTATCGGTTGTTGTATTATAATATTGCATACCATTTAATGGAGTCCCAACAGCAGTATTGGCTGCAGTATCATTCGCATAGTTTGGCATTCTTGGAGTGTATAAATTAATACTAGGATAAACGTCTACCCAAGTATTGTCGTAATTTATATATAATCTACCACTAATATCGTCAAACCATACATCGCCTGTATTAGCTGGACTAGGTGCTGTATCACTAACAAGCACGTTACCTTGTATACCAGTAGCACCAGTTGCGCCTGAATCACCAGTTGCGCCTGAATCACCTGAAGCACCATTGGCTCCATTAGCACCAGTAGCACCAATTTCTCCTGTGGCACCCACATCGCCTGTCGCTCCAGGTACTGTTGAATCTGCGCCAGTAGCACCTACATCGCCTGTGTCTCCTTTTGGTCCAGTGCTACCAGTGGCACCAGCTACTGTACTTGCCGCACCGGTTGCTCCTACATCGCCTACGTCGCCTTTGGCTCCAGTTGCACCAGTGACACCTTGTGGTCCGGTGGCACCTTGAATGCCGCCTAGGTCACGCCAAACTGATCCATCCCAGACCCATAAAAAGTCTGTGTCTAATACTAAGTAAGCATCACCGACAGCGCCACCATAACTAGAAGGATAGCCGGGTAAGTCAGTTGAAGTAGATACACTACCAATGAGTGTATATAAGCCGCCGCCACCACCTCCACCAGAGACAAGTATGCCGCCCGGTGTGCTTCCGTCACCTACTCTTAATGTATTTGTTACTGAATCGTACCATAGACGCCCAGTTTCGCCGATGCGTGTGCTACCATCTGCGTAGTTCCGTCTACTTGAGAATATGTCTTGTGTAAATGCCACGGGTTAGTCCTTAACCCTCAAAAGGTTCGTCGTCGCTGGCCTCGATTGCGGCTATCTTAATCCCTGCATTTTGTTTGAGTATCGCCAACTCATCTGTTGGGTCTTGTGTTGTGCCACCGGGTTCGCATCCGCATGGACTACAACCACAGCTTGGACAAGCATCATCTTCGCCAGCCATTTTCTTTAGTAAATCTAATTTTTGTTGTAATGGAGCAACCATTGACCGAGTGTTGACACCAGCTTGCGCTTCAATACCATTTGTGTCAGTTGGCTGACCTGTTGGTACATCTGATTGCGCTGGGCGGTTAGTAATCTCAGTTGAGCTACTTTGATTAGCTTCTTGGGCATCTAGCACATCGGCTATCTTACGTATAATTTCACTTGCTCTCATAATTTTATTTCCAAGGACGGCCTTTAATTAATCCACCAACATTAGGTTGATCCACTACAGTATTGCCGGAATAGACTGTAGGTAATTCTGTTATGTCTAATGTATATCTATTGTCAGCTACCGAGATACTGGCATTAGCAGAAAAAGCCTGGCGATCCGTAGAGGCCAAAGCTAATTTAGCCGCTTGACGTGCTTGTTTTGTTGCTAAATGTGAGATTCCGTTTGCTGACATAATGTAGTATTTAGCTGATCGGAATGATCTATGCCGGACGTTCAAACACCAGTAGATTGTTAGGGAACCAGCCTAAATGATAACCCTGTTTAATATATGTACGGAGTGCTATTTCCTTTTCAACATTACGCACTAGTCCTGCGGCCGTGAGTTTGTCGGCCCACTCTTGCTTGTCCTTACAGTTGATGTGCCCAATACCACCTTGCCCTACAGCGGCCGCAGTCCATATTAGTGTTTTTTTCACTGTGCTGGCTACACGTTCTACTACTTGATCTTCCAACTCGGGTTCAATATGTTCTGCTACTTCTAAACAAATAACTGTATCTGCAGACTCTGTATCTATGTCTAATAAGCTCTTGAAGGTCAGGTGTTCTTGTCCGTGTACACGTTCATCAATATCTAGTCCTGTAGCTGACATACCCTCTAAT